CTATGCCCTGAATCTTTGAATTCTTGAAAAACCGAGATAGGTTCGGTGCTCCAGGGATATCGCTATTGAGATCGGATAACGCTTGCTTCGTCCTATTTACGTCAATTCTAGTTTCTGCTGGAATGTATTGATCCAATTTCCCATACAACTGATCTTGCGTGGCCTTGAATCGTTCAAGAAATCCGCCCTCTCCGGTAACGCCGGATTTAATCGCCCTGCCCGCCGCTTCCGCAGAAACTCCGGTTTTGGCCGCATCTCCGAGCGCCTTCTGTTCTTGTTCCCGGAACTTGGAAATAACCCCCTGACCACCAGGGACGCGCGCGACTACATTAGTCAGGCCGCGAAAGAAGTTGCTTTCCGTAGCCTGGGCCACATCAGGAGTTGTCCCGGTCTTAGCGAAGGTTGTCTGGTTCGCCTGGATCGTCTGCGGGTTAGCTATAGCCGTTTTGGCGGCACTGGCAGCCTGTGTAACGGCCCTAGGCACCATTGCACCAACACCGGCATATTCCGGTCCAAAAGCTTGCTCAGCAAGAGCTGAACCAGTAGCCGCCGCGGCGGTGCGCCCGATGCCTGCACCGGGGAGCATTGATCCTCCACCAACAGTTCCAGCTCGATAGAGAATTTGGCTAGCTGCATCGTCCGGCCGCGGGTTGCTGGCGGCATTCCTTCCCAAAACACGCTCCATCATATTTGCGATGGACTGCGATCCGCCTGGGGTGTTCAGGATCAGGTCAGGAGACGTCCCCGTAGCCTTGCCGTAAGCCGCGATCCCAAGATTTATGATGTTCTCGGCCGTGTCGATCGGCAGCCCTAGAAGACCAGATATTCCGCGATTTACTCCGCCTATGGTGGCCTTGGTCCGCTCGCCCGTCGTAGCATCCGCTTTAGAAGACTCAAGCTTAGAAATGTCGTAGCCGTTAGATTTGAGTTTCGCAGCGAGTTGATCGCGCGTTATATCGTCCGGGACGTTTTGAACGACCGTACCATCGGGCAGGCGAACGTCCATTTACTTGAGGCTTCCGAAGTCAACTACTTTAGGAGTCGCCTCTCCTGGCTGAATCACCGGCATACCGCCGATACCTCCCAAGTTCTCGTTATAGGTTTTCAGGACATCAGGGCTGAATCCAGCGGCTACGGAACGATAGTGCTGGTTCAGTAGATTGCGGGCCTGCTCAATCGCGCCTTTGATCTGTGCTGGCGTCTTGAAAACGCCTTTCCCATATTCATCCTTCAGGCGCTCATATTCTGGCACCGTCACGGCCGCGCCGCTGCGATTCTTCAATTCGATATTGAATAGCTTGGAAATAGCTTGTCGCCCCATAGCTATATCAGTAGGCACAGACCAATCAGGAAGCGCAGATTTTGCGCCGGAAACGTATTCAAGAAGAGCGGGATTCTTAGAAATCCTGCTCTCCACATTCTGTAGGACAGCGTTAGAGTCATTCAGCTTAGCGCCCTCGATAGCTTTACCGAGCTGCTGAACCTGCTTGTTCAATTGCTGGTCTCCGACCTGATCCAGCTTTGCTCTTTGCAAGTCAAGAGAGAGGCGCTTGAATTCTGAGTTAAGGGAGGAGTTTTGCGCGTTCAATTCTTCCAACGCTCGATTGTGCCTTTCCGTTTCCGCCTGCCTCGCTTGGGTATCGGTAATGCGTTGCAGAGCAAGCTCATGCGTTTGCTCCATTTGGAGCTTACGCATTTCGAGATTGTCCGATGCGGTCTGAAGTCTCGCCGCCCTGTCCTCCTGAGCCTTAAACATAGAAGCGGCTACTTCAGGCTTACCATATTTCGTGGCTATTTTTGCAACGGCGCCGAGGCTAGGATTGTCACCTAGCGATGAAAGTTCCTGCCTATAAGAACGTTCGTTCTTCAACGCTTCAAGCTTCGCCTGTCCTTCAGGTGTATTGGCTGCCAGTTGGTTAGCCAATAGAGTCATTCCTACCTGCTGGCGGATGGCGTCTTGCTGTCTATCATCAGCCGCGACTTCCTGCGCGACCTGTGGGTTTAGGACCGACCCCAATCCCCTGAGAACATCGCCGAGCCCGCTCATGTAAGCCCCAGCAGCGTGTTAAGGTTGAACGGGTCTTTTTCCGGCTGGAACAAACGACCAGACGCGGAAAGACCGGCGCCCAGGAGGAGATTGCGGTTCGTGTTCCTGGCGTTGATGGCCCCGAGCTCGGAATTCATCAAATTGCCCTGAAGTCCTGCAGAACCGAGCAACGCTTTGGAGGCGATATCCCCACGGCCAAGGTCTCGGGTGTAGTCATAGCTATTTAGAGATTGATCCCCGAAAGATGATCCCCTAATGCCTCTCAATTGCTGGTCCTGAAGCAGCGAAGCTCTGCCAGTCCCGGTTTGCTGGTCGTATGGGTTGAGAACGGCATTCATGTAGGGAGAAGCATTCCCCGACACGGAATCCTCAAGGCTGCGCATCCTGCCGATTGTGTTGTTGATATCCCCGCCCTGCCTGTTGGCTTCGGAGAGTGCAAGAAGGAAAGGAGTAGCACTGAAAGCTGCGCTTAGCGGATCGGAGCCGAGCTGACCGAGGATAGATTGTCCGAGAGTTTGCCTTCCGCCTCCACCTCCGAACAGGCCATATAGCGCCTTCGCGCCCTGTAGGCCGTATTTCTGCGCTACTTGCTGCCAGTCGATTCCACCGTCTTGGCTCGGAGAGGAAAAAACCCCTTGATTCGTTCCGCCCGTGGAAAAATCATCGATAGGCGCTGTTGAGGCCCCACCAGAAATAACATCGCCAGTTTCGGGATCGGTCAGATAGTCGCCAAAGTAGTTGTCCGTAGTGCCTCCTGCTAATGTATCTGTACCAGAGCCGCCCGTAAGCGTTGAACTTCCCGTAGAACTACCGACCGCGCCAGATTCTCCGGACGGAACGCTCCCCTCGAAAGCGGAGCTTCCAACTGAGCCGCTTTCCCCCAAGCCAGCGAAAATTCCGCCAGCGGCCGGCGCAAGAATTGAGAGTGCTTGCCACAACCCGCTATCGTTGGGTTTCCCCCCTACATTTGCTGGGTGAGTGCCAAACGCGCTGTTCGGATCGACGTAGTAGCCGAAATCGCCGTTATAGTCTCCGCGTGTCGCAGAGTTGAAACCCAACAAGCTTCCAGAGCCATAACCAGCGGTAGCAAACGGCGCTGGGTTATCTCCGCCCATCGCGTTATAGTAGTCACGAGCAGACGAGAAATATTGCGGCGTCGCCTCGGGACCGTCACCGGGATTTGTATAGCTGATCAGCTTGGATGGGTCATACCCCATCTCCGAGAGCGTCGCCGGGTCGGTGATGCCGTCGAATCTGTGAATCTGTGGGTCCAGTATCCGTGCTGAATTGGTATTCGAGAACGGGAGGAAGTATCGCCCGTCAGGTGTCCGAATGACATTCTGCGAAAACAAGGACTGGAATGGATCAGCCACGCTTCTTCCCGTTTATGGAAAAGACGAACGCATCTCCTCTAGGGCTAGCGAAAGGAATCCTTCCCCTGAAAAAGAGAACGCCGTAGCTTTTCATGCGATCGAGCAATGCTTTGTCCTTTTGCTGTACTTCAATACGACAAATACCGACATCCTTTTGATGCCGGATCATCTGAAAGAAACCCACCGCAGCGCGCAAGATGTTCTTCGGTGTAGCCCACCTGAAGAAATGCGCTTCCGGGGAAAACATCCAGCCATCGGCCTTAATGGCTACTATCCCGATCTGACCTGACCCGGATTTGAAGTTGCGGTTCTTGTCCTCAACGATCCAGAGCAGATTGAACCCGCCGAATCGCTTTGCTACCTCGAGAAGAAATGCTTCCTGGCTAAGCCCTTGCGGCAGAGGAAGAGAGCCCTTCTGGTAAGCCGCCCAAAGGAATCCATTGTCCTTGGGTTCGTACTTTCTTATGAGCGGCCTGGAATGTTTGAATAGCCGCCTTCTCCTAGTGAATGTCGATATGGTCAATGCGAAAGTCTGTAGAAGTTTCCAACGAGGTCGAGATAAAGACCCCGGGACCTTTCCCTGTGGGAGAGAAGGTTTGTGAACTTACCTTTTTCGCAAATGCGAAACCTTGCGAAAAATATTCCGTTGAGTTGTAGTACGATCCGCCGCCGTAATAAACACCAGCAAATGCACTCGGCGCCCCCTTTAAGGTTATGACCGAGGATGAAACGTTATATTCATCGCCCCAATCAAGAGAAATTGTCAAATCGCAAGGGGCGAATATGCGCCTGTAAAACACTTCCCCATGAAGAACTTTTGTCATCAAATTAAGCGCTCCCTTGCCTAATTTGTCGCCTCCCTCTCCACTATTGATGTACCGCGTTTTTCTGTATGTGGGAATGGACGTAGTTCCGGCATCGCCCGACGTTCCAGTGCCGTTAAGGTCGAAGATACGACCGGACGAATCACCTAAAAAAACGGTGTAGGCTTGTGTTCCAGGAGCCTTCATATATTTCACTGCGTTGGTATTGAAGGCAAAAGATTCTTCCGTCCTGTAAACAGACCACGGGGATAACTCGCCTCCGAGCAAATCCTTGAATAGCGCCAGGACTTTATCCGACACGAAGAACAATACTTTTTGATTCTTCTGGTCGTAGATCGTTATTGCGCTGGCCAGGTCTTTAGTCGTGGATGGAATCCACCGCGACACGTCATCGGCGGCTACGTCTCCGGACTCAATGGTTGAGCTTAGGAGGTCTATCCCGCCCCCTATCTTCATATAGATAACATCGTTTCCGATGTTCGCCATCGACTCTGTTCCAATTGCTGCCGATCCAGAATAAAACTCGTCCCATTTGAACGTTGCCGCTGTAGACCCCGTGAGCTTGAAAAGCCTCCCGCCCTCGGTCGAGATAATCAATTGCTGGTAGAACACAGCAACGCCATTGATCGGCTTCAGGTCCGGGGTGAGCATGAAGAACGCCTCTAACCCGGTGGTGAAGGTCCCGCCGCCGCTGGTAGTAGGACCGCCACGCTTGGCTGTATCGTAAGACGTTGGATCTTCGAAAGCCGAGGCTACCATCAAATGCGGCGTGTCCGTCGTCGTCTTGACATTGAATAGCCACACACGCCCTTGGAAGACTATTCCATATTTCGCGTATAGGTCAGTTCCAAGCCCGGTCGTAAGTGTCGAAAACGTCGTCCCGTCCCACTTCTTGATTACCGTGGCCTTCGCTATATCGGTAATGACCAGATAATCACCGAGGGACCAGTAGGTATCTCTGAGTTTCGAGCTAGAGGAAACCGTCCCTTTGGATGTAAAGCTGCTAGCTCCATCCCATAGGTACACAGTGTCTCCGGCCTGTGCCAGCGTAGTCTCAGAGTTGTCTCGCTTGACGAGCTGGAGAAAACCGTTCGCCGCAAGAGCATTGGGCGCCGTCCCCTTTTTGTCTATCGGCTTCCTGGGAATCAGCTTCGATTGTTTTAGACCTAGCTCGAAGTTGTAGCCCTCAATGCATTCGAATAGGCTTGGCGTCTCCTGTTCGTTAAGTCCCCCGGGGAAGTACAACTTCATCTATAGACCGGAGCGTAATGCCGTGGTGCGTTCTTGCCGACTATCAGGTCGAAAAGAACCGTCTTCGCTTTTTGCCGCTCCGTATCCGAGTCGAGGTCTTTGATGTCCAAACCCTGATATATGTATTTGAACCGTCTCGCCGCAACCCTACAAAACGCCTGGGCCTCTATCTCGTTCTGGAATGGCAATGTATCCGCCGCCGCAGTGACCGATATGTCCTTCTCATAGTCGTAGACATAGGTCTTCACAGATTGAGGGACTTGATAGAAGGAAATCTTCTTGGTCGTCCCATGCTCGAAATAGAACGCAAACGGATCAGCCTGCACTGTCCGATAGTTTGGAACTTGGAGCTTGAGCTTTTCCTCCCCTCCAGGGAATTCGAACATCTCGAAATTGTCGTCGGCGCAATAAAGCATTGCAGTCCCGACAAACCTGACGAAATCCGCAGCCAGGGAATAGCTCCTCGTGCCCGAAACGGTGGCAATGCTTCCGGTCGTGGTCTTCTCATAAGGAAGCATTGCGTCGGAGGCTATTTCTATCAATTCGTCTTGTACGGCTATAGCCGCCAGATTGATCGTAGCTCCGTGCTGTAAGTCACTTAAAGACGTAGGCGCATCGGTATCGCCACGGATGATTCCTTCTATCCGCATGATTCGAGCGATAGCCTGAATCAGCGTCATTTCACGTTACCGAGCAAAGGAGCAAGACCCTGGACAATGGCTTTCCTAAATTCGGCTTCATTCATCTTGCTCGGGTTGACGTTCGAAAGAACGTTCGTCTTGACGAGAGTGAAACAAAACTCCCGGCCAGGAAGGACTACAAGCACTTCGATGATCGCGTCCTTAAATGCCTTTTCTTTGGGGACTGCTGAAGCGATAACTCCGGTGTTTATCTCAGAAGCTTTCGGTAGCGTCAGCGTCTTTCTCTGCTCGCGCTTTTCCGTCTTAGCCATCGCCCGCTCGAACTCGTTCATAAATCCCCAAAGAAAAGGGGGCCGAAGCCCCCGAAAGATTAGAACCGTCCCGCAAGAGTACGCAGCACGCCGATCCAGTTGCCGTTGAGCACCTTGCCGGCAAACCACGCCTTCCAGGCGAGAGAACCCATTTCGTTGAACGGGTCCGCAATACCTGAACTGCCGGGTTTGTGGTAGATGATCTCCACGGTCGGCACGCGGTCGTACATCATGTAGATTTCCTTGGCGTGATTCTCGCCAAGTCCAACCGAACCCATAGCCTCGCGGCCATAGATGAAGCTGGAATAAACATGGTGCAGGAGCGCCGAAGAGCCTTGGAAGGAAGTCGCAACCGCCGACTCGGTAGAACCATCCGAGATGATCGGAGCAATTTCCGTCGAGCACCAACGAACCCCACCAACAGCCCCGAACTCACCGGGTTCCGTTTCGGTGTAGCCACCGTATTGTTCAACCGGAATGAAGCCGGTAAGGCTGCGGATGTCTTCTTCGACGTCCACATGCGCGATACCATAGTACGACTGCCGGATCGGCGAAGTACCGACATTCTGCGAACCAAAACCGGCCGGCGTGAACTTCATCGCCGAGTTACGGTTCAACTGGTTTACGACGTTCTTGATGTCGTTCAATCCGATAGAGCTTGCCACCGATGAATACGTTGTGGCGGCAATACCAGCGGTCGCACCGATACCATTGCGCACGATGACCGAAGCCCCGTTGAAAACGTCCCGCATCAGCGTATTCAGAGACTCACCCGCATTCGCCCCCATGGTGTCCATCAGGGCTACGGAGTCACTGTTCACGTTGAACAGGTCGATTTCTTCGGTCGGGTTGATCGCGTTGCCGAACTTCTGAATCGCAACCGTTACGTCCGTGATCGTCGGGCGAACCGAAGTACGACCCATGCCAAAGGCGGGGGCAGTACCTTCAGTGGTTTCCGACAGTGCGGTCGTTACGGCCGTCAGGTTTTCAATCCGACGCCACTTGACCGATGCGGCGCCTTGCTTCTTCTCGAGCTTCCCCGGTAGGGTGCCGTTGAAGTAAGGCAGTCTTTTCCGGGCCGCTGAAAGGAGACCTTCCATCAGCACGAAATTGACCGGCGCTTGTACGGTTGATGCAAAGTTACTTGTTACCAGAGCCATCTCTAGCCTTTCTTAGTGAAGGCTTCGAGCAGAAAACCTAGCGCATACGGAGAATCCTTTGTCTCTCCACTTCGCGCTCTTGTGGGGTCATGTCAGCCCACTTGTCTTGCTCGGTTGTTTTCTGCGTCGTCGCCATAGAGTTTCGTGAAGCTGCGACGGCACGTTGGTTTTCGACTAGCTGCGGGTCCTGGCGGACGGTGTACTTCTGCGCGAATTCGGTTGAAACAGCCTGTAGAGCTGCTTGGAATGCTTTTGGGTTCTTCGATCTGTTGTTCCAGACCTGGAGAAACCTCGGGTCATTCCTCGCTTTGGCTTCCAATGCGACTTCGGCAATATCCGCTTCGATGCCTGCCTTTTCGGCGATAACACCAACGGCCTGCTTGATGTCCGCCTCTACCTGACGCCGATTAAGCTGCTGGTCGAGCTGGGTCAGCCTTTGTTGCGTCTGTTGTAGGGTTTGGTGGAGCGACGACACACCGCTAGCCAACTGAGCCTGATAGGTCGCAAATTCCGGAGAAAACGGGTCCGGAGCTTTGAACGCGGGGGCCGGTTGTGCGGGTGCCGCTGGCTGTGCAGGCGTGGTGCTCTGCGGTTTGAACTCTGCGGCTTGATCTTCTATTCCAAAGTCGGAATAGACTTTCTCAAGGCCGGAGGGCTCAGGTGTTGCCGGGGCCGGGGCCGGGGTTGCTGCCGGCGCGGGGCTCGGCTGCGGGGTTTCTGCCATTTGGGTCTCCTTACTTCGGGCTAAAAATCAGCAGGCACAAATCAAAGCCCTGCCGCATTGCGGAGGCGTGTTTCCACTCCTCCGTATTGTCTTTTTGCGGGTCCCACTCGGGTAACGGCGGTCTTTCCTTCTCCGCTCGTTTCAACATGGCCTGGTATTCAGGATGTCCGCCTATTTCTTTCAGAAGGCTCATTGGATCGTTATGAGCGCCAATATGCGCTTTCTCCGTTTTCGTCTCTTGGCTTCTTTGTGGACAAGCGTTCTAAGCTCGTCCAGGTTGTCCAGGACGCGCTCTACTGACCTACCAGCCTCGGATAAGGTATCGACCTCCAGTGCGTAGCTGATGGGCTCTGCAAGCTCTAGCGGGGTAGAGACGGTTACTTCTACCGGAGTCGGTTCAGGCTCTTTTTTCTTCTTTACGACAAGCCTGCGCCTTGGCGAGACATATGGAGCAAATACATACGGCTCAGAAACAATGGCGCCTTCAACATCCAAAGCGCCATCGACACTATCGGAGCCTTCCTGTATCGCCCCGCTGACCACAATCAGCAAGTCGAGCGTTCCCGCCGCTACATCAGACCCCTCGGTTATCGCTCCGGAGAGGCTTAGTGCTAGCCCTACACTGCCTGCCGCGCTATCCGAGCCCTCGGTAATGTCGCCGGATATGCTGACTTGCGATGTGCCAGCAGAGTCTTGCCAGAAGTGATCCCACGTCTGACCGCGCGACGAAAAGTCTAGCCACTTCGCGTCGAGCCGGGCCATTTACCGAACGCGCAGTAAGATCGTCCCGAATTGAGGCGAAACAACTCCGTTTCCACCACCACCGACGACACGCAGCAACACGTCTTTGCGCACCAAGGCGTCTATTGTCGCCACTGCGCCCTTGATTATTCCTGTCGCGTCTATCGTCACCGTCGGACCGACTCCGACGCCAGCCTCCAGAGCGCGCCAGCTCGCGCCATTATCGAGAGAGGCTTGCACTCGTAAGCCGGCTCCAGCTAGTCCGGCAACTTGGACATTTGCGATCAATTGCGCCTGCGTGCGCGCCCCCAAATTCGCCGCCGTGCGATGAATCGTCAGCCCACGAAACTCGGTCAGCACCGCCGGCATTGCGATCCAAACCTGCGCGGCGGCGTCGGTCAGCAAGATCGGAATATCGAAGTTGTTATCCAACGTCATTGCGTCAGGGAATGCGGCCGTCAAATCGAGAATTAGTTGATCGAACTGAACTTGCGTCAATGTCGGCATTTCCAGCGAAAGCACCTTGTTGTTCCATGAAGGCGACATCGCGCGCGGCACGCCGGGGAACCTTGCTTCGATAAACGCGTCGATCTGGGTAATTTCCGGATCGGCGATGGCTTGTGTGAATAACGGCACGTTTTCCTCTAGTCGTTATTGCGACCCCATACCGTAAGGTAGGTGCCAGATGTGAAAGTTTGTGCGGAAGCGGAGGTGGCGGTTAGTGTGTCGTAAACCGTCAATTGCATACGTTGCAATGGCAGGTTGGTCCCCAAATCGGAGAACGAGCCCGCGGCTCTAAATAGAGTTCTCGCCACAGATACGGATGCGTTCCCGTTCCCGCCCAGGATTTCATATGTCTTCAGTGCCCCGGATGCTCCACGCACATGAACCGTACCGCCTCGCGCGATGGCAGAAAGCGTCACAGCCAGAGGACATCCCGGGATGCTCTGGGCAGCAGTCGGCGCGGTTACGCCCTCCGAGAGGCTGCTGCCGTTGGTCAATGCGGTTGTAGAAATAGAAGCGGCGCCGAACAACAATCGTCCTACCGGGGTTCCGCCGTTGTAACCCGCAATCCAGTAATCGACCATGAATTGCGTAAATGTGCCGGTCCAGACTACAGGACCAACCGTTGTCGTTGCTCCGGTTGCCGTACCAAGAAATTGCCAGCCCTTGCCGGTTGCCTCCTGCATTGTTCTGGTGACGACACCAGAGCCTATCGTGTGCGTATGATCCGAGCGGGCACAAAATGCATTCGTTCCTACTATAGCAGCAGCGGCTATATTGACCGGCGTTACGCCATCAAAGGCGTCGATCGTGTCGTCTGATCTAAGGAAGTTGGGAGACACACCCGCGGCAGCAGTCGCGCCCAATACGACCGCTGGGGTCGTCCCTGAAGCTCCCTGCCCTAAAACCTGTCCGGAGGAGTTATAGAGTTTCCAACCCCCTGCGTCTTCGTACACCGCCATCCCGCCGGCCGGGATAGTGATGATCGACGTGATAGCGTTCGCCGCCACCAAGCCGCCTCTGAATAACTGAAAGGTCTGGCTCGCTCCCGCATTCGTGTTCACGAGCGTCATAGAGCGAATAAACGCCGAGGTAGAAGCCGGGGCGGTGTATATCGTTGCCGCGGCCGCAGCGAGTTGCCCCTGAGCCAAGACCTTGTACGTTTCTGTCCCGGCATTCAATTCCATGCCGAAGACCGTATAAGTGACGGTCGTAGCAGACTGCGCTACTGCCGCGAGTGTGTCGGCAGCAGCAAGAGTCAACATTTCACGTCGTCGCGTGCGTAATGGTCAGAGCGGTAAGATTCACCGTCTGTCCGCTCGTTATCGAAGTCGATGGCGAGATAATCAGGTTCGTACCTGAAGTGCCAACGGTCAGACCAGAAACTATTACCGTACCAGCCGATTCTTTAATCCGCGCAGCAGCAGCCGTTCCGGTAAGCAAAGCGGTAGTGCTTTTAGGCATGCTAGAGAATGTCAGGACATCACCAGAAACCGTCCCCGCAGGATCGGAACAGGTGAAAATCGCCAGGACGTTGGCAAAACCAGCGTCTCCAATTTCCACCGTCGCAGCTCCAACACCGGAGTCGATGTCGGTTTCGACATCGTTCATCCTGGTAGTCCTAAGAGTGGATCTATAGGTGACGGCCATTATTCAATCGTCGCCGTCTCGCCATCGTTGAATGTGATCTTCTTCTTTCCGGTCTGCGCCGGGACCGTGATGTGAATATCCCTAATCTGCTTCGCTGGCTTTCCTTCTCCGTTCTTGGCATTAGCAGAAGCAGCGGCAATCTTGGTATCTGCTGCGAGTTGAAGCAATGCGAGCTGGAAGTCCGCCGCCATTTGCTTCTGCTGGGCAATGATTTCCTGCCTCAGCTCCTCTTGCTTCAACTGGAATTCGCGGACCATTTTCTGCGATTCCAAGGCATGTTCCTCTTGCGCCTTTTGGCGGTCGAGCGCCATTTCCTCCTGAGCAACTTTGGCCTTTAGCTGAACCTCGGCCATCTTGGCCTGCATGTTCTGCTGGGCCTCCTGCAACTTCTGCTGAAGCTCCTGGATGACCTGCTGTGCCTGCTGTAGCTGCGCCTGCACTTGCGGCGGTATTTGCAGGCCCTTGCTGTTGACGTATATCTCCGCGCCTTTTACTCCTGCGTCCTCGTACATATCGACAAGGATCTTCGGGCGCTCCAGAAGCTCGGCGAATCCAGGAGTACCAGCCGCCCAAGCCGTAACCTGGCTCATCTTCTGAGTGCGCTGTTCTTCTCCCAATACTCCTTTGGACCCGACCACCTCGAAATGCACGACCTTGGGCAAATCCTTCTTCTTTACGACCATGAAGTCGGGAAGCTCTTTCTCCGCGCAGTAGAACGAATAGGAGGTCATGTATTTCAAATTCAATTCATGCTGCATGTAGAGAAATGGTCTTAACCCGCCGGCCTCCAGCTTGCCCACGAAATCCGCAGTCCTAAGCTCCGCCCCTTGTTGGGTGTCCCTGACTTCAGTAGCGGTCTTCCGGTCGGAATCTGAGGCTCCGGCACGAATGGCGTTTACACCCGTGCCTTCCTCGATCTTCTGCAGGCCGAATTGCAGGCCCATCAAAGCGGCTTTCGGATCGCCTACCTTGACTTCCTGGAACTTGTTCGAACCCTTGGAGGCTGTTTGAGCCCCGGGCCACATAGCGACCCCACCGTTTTGCACCATGTACGGGTCATTGCCGTCATAGACTATAGGCGGGGTCGTATGCAGGTCTACAGAGTCAATGAACTTGTTCGCAAGAATCGTCGTCATCTTCTGCATCGGCGAGTTCTTGATGATCGGGGAGGTAAAGTACGGGTCCCGCACATCCTGCCTTTCGTACCCTTGGTAAATCACTTCGGGGAACGGAAGGTCGTTTGCTTTGTAGTAGATAACCGTGCCGTTGGCGGTCTTGCACTTGGAGTTCGGGAGGTAGATATCCCCATCCTCCCGCTCCATGTTCAGGTCACCGTAATAGGTGACGATCTCTACGTCTTCGGTCTCTACACCCTTATTCGTGTTTTTCTTCTTCAGAATCTTCTTCGGATCGATATTCATGTACCCCTCGCCCTTCAACTGCAGGACTTTGTAGCGGGGCATGTACGACACGATCATCATGGAGCCGGTATAGAAGATATTGGCTCCGGGAATCACTGCGGGACTCGAATCCGGATAGCAATTCCACATGGAATGCGGAACCCACACAGGGGCACTGAGGCTTTCCAAGCCCTGTCCGTCATGGACCTTGTTCTGCGTATCCTGCTCGACGGTCGCGACAAATGAGCCGTGGTGCAAAGCTTCTTTGACCGATATCTCTACCCTGGCCTTGTGGCCGAAATCTAACTGCTGCTGCGCCATCAAGGACCGTTGTATTCCGTCCGCCTTCTTTACCTGATCCTCATTGACCATTGGGACCGCTCGACCCGTTTTGGGGTCTACGGTCATCGGCGGTTTGGTATGAGCTTCGAAGTAGGTTCGATTGAACGGGAAGACCAAGCGCATTACGGCAGCAGTCGTGACTTCTGAAGCCTTCGCCAGCTCTCCCAGCTCGAAAGCAGATTGCCAGCCGGGAGGAAGCGGTTTCCCTTGCGGCCCAATCTTCGCCATAGGCTCCATGGCGATTTGGCGGTCTACTTCCTTCCAAATACGCTCGTGCTGCTTGCGAAAGTCGTTGTCCTTCCGTGTTTGCAGCTCGCGCTTTAGATAGTCCTCTACCTTCTGCCAATCTGATTTGCGGATCTTCCGCTTCTTGACTTTATCGGCTGAAGGTTCTGCGTTATCCACGAACCAAAAGCCTCCAAACAAATGCCTTATGCCGCGGGATGGGCTTCTTATTTACGAATTCCCTAAGCCCAGGCATGCCGAGCTTTTTCCATAGCCAATATCCAAATACCTTCCTCCAGCCAATGAAGTAATCTCCGACGTTACGCATGAACCATAACCGCATTGCCAACAGGATTTCATTTACCAATTCGTAGCTCCCACGGGGGCCTGCTGTTGTTTGATTCGCAATGTCTGCGTTTGGGCATGTCTCAACGAGAGCGCCGCATAACGTCGCGCGTCCATGAGGTCGTCGTATTGCTTAATGATTTTCCCATCAACGCGATGGAACATTCTTTGTTCCTCTAGTACATCCTTGAGCGTCTTGAATGTGTACCACCGTTTGGTAAGCATCCTGCCATTGATCTCGGTTACGCCGAACTCCACAGAATTGCCTCCCTTGCCTTCTTCGACACCTGGAACAGGAGGATTGGAAAACGGTTCGTGCCACATATTCGCCCCCTCCTTCCGGTAAAGTTCCGAAAGAGGTTCGCCTGACGATTTCTCTCTATTGAGACCGTCGTGGGGCCATATAACTGGTATCCAGTGCCCACGACGGTTAAGTTGCGATACGTGCTCCGACATCTTTTCTCCTGCGGCCCTGTAGCAGTCGATCTCATACACGATGTCTCTGTCCCTATCCCACGCCAACCATATCGCCGCGAATCCGTGGTCTATACCAAAATCAATTCCGCATATCCTCGGCCACCAAGCTGGAATCTCTATAGGGTCGCAAGTAATGTCTTCTTCTAGGTGTTGATACACCAAACCAGAACCCATCAGCGGAACGCCTTTCGAGCGCATCTCACGTTGGTGGGCTGGAATAGACGCAAGCATTTGCTCCCTGCGGTCATGGTTCATGTGCGGAGCGTCGTCCCAGGTCGCGCGAATCAAAGCCTGTCCAGGTTTTAAGTCGTTGATGAATCCGTGGACGACTTTCGTTACCCCCTCCTCCGGGGTGAAGGTGATAAACAGAATCCCCTTGGTCGAAAGCGTTCCCCGGATATATTGCGAATACACGTCTTCCGGGGGTTCTTCGTCCATCCATCCGAGATGAATGCGGGAGCCCATATGTTTCTTAGCTCCCTGCTCATAAGCACGAAAGGAGACCTTCGACCACGCCCCGGACTTGTGCTTTACCAGCACGGTATCTAATGCGTTAGGAACCCCGGCCTTGCGGGTCGTCGCGCCCACCTTGTCGATAGGGACTGACCCGGTCCCTAATTGCTTATCGTCTGTGGGATCGCCGAATAATTCCTTCTGGCAGATATCCCGCACCGACTCATTAGTTAGTCCACCGACGAGACAGTTGATGGCATGATAGAACCTATGACCTTCCCACCATTCCGGATAAAAACCAGTAAGGTGGATAGCTACTTCCATCGCCCCGCAGAGAGTCTTTCCTACTTGATTCGCCGCCATCAGGCAGCGTTGCGAGGCCGGCTTTTCTGTCCTATACCCTACAGCGTTGTGAAACCCGATTTGGTAGGGATACGGCTCGTAATGTTCGAGCCGGTGTGTCTGTTTTCTTCTCTCGAAAGCCGCAACCAGCTCTCCAAGCTTCCTTTCAGGAGACATCAAGCTCCTAGAATGGACAGCCAGAGCCCGGTAGCAAAGTCCAGGCAGATACGCGATTTACCGGCGGCCACAGCTACGCCAGTAGCAGAAGCAACCCCATCGATCGTTTCCGTAGAGGCCGCGAAAAGTTGCAACGAGTTAGCAGCAGCAGAATTCTTGACCCAATGAACAACTCCAGACCCCGTAGCCGCAGGAAGAATTACCGAGTCCGCCGCAGTCCCGACTATCGTTACGTTGTGAATGGACTTGGTAGTCGATAGGGCAAACGCAGCAGCTTGCGTCCCGCCAGCATGAGCGGTAATGGTGTTCTCGATACCTGATAGCTTGAACAGTCCCGATCCAGTGAGATTTACACCACCGAGACTCCCGACGAATGTAGCCAGTTGGCCCGCATCTATCGTCAAAGCTTTGGTAAGCGTCCCACCCGTTGTAGTGGTCCAGAATTCGAACCTGGATGCAATCTTCCCCGTCGCAGCATTGGCATCTGCAACAACCCGGATCTCGGCGGCAAGAATCGTGTTCGAGCCGTCTTTCCCCATGATGGGCTGAGACCACAAAATGTCTCCGGAAACGTGTGCGTCAGTGCTGGTTGGTAGAGGCATATTGCGGCTCCAGATAATTGACTGCTTTTTTGACTATCGGCTTTACGAACTCCTTCAGCTCGGGATGCTTCTTCACCAAGCCCAGGACTCGTTTAATCGTCTTCCTCAGCGTCCTGTTTTTGTCCAACGGCTTGCCTTGCGGGTCCCTATCGTTGTTCAAGGCGTAAGACGTGTGTTTCTTGATCTTCTGGATTTCAGGTCCCAGGACGGGGTAAGCAATGGTGATTCTCAATAACCGACCGTCGAACTCATCGAGCAGGTTATTTACCATTCATGTCCTCGAGCTCGACGCGCCAGTCGTCGGCATATTCACAGGTTGCGTATTCCGGAAACCACGGCCCCCCGAGCGTGTAATGGATCAGCTTCGGTCGTAGCTCGGTCTGATTCCGTTCTCCTACTAGGTAATTCCATTCCTTCGGAAGCCCGCCGACTTTTCTCTCGTCAACCCAACTGAATCTGTGCAGGGAAAGGCCGGGAGCGCTATCGACATATTCCGGGGTCAGATTCCTGCATAGGTGGTTGTTGAAAAGCATCACCGAGGACCAGTTCTTTTTCTCGTACTTGGTCTGCTGCTGACCTAAGAACTTGGTATCCGCTGAAGGCTCATATTCGTGCTTCACCACTCTGACAGCGGTTGCGTACTTCTCCATTAACGAAGCGTAGCCGGCGAACTCGGCTATATCCCCAAGACACAGCATGTCGCAGTCCATAAAGACCGCCCAGCCTTCATAATCGCAAAGGTAGGGGACGATGAATCTGGAAATGCTGAAGTCCGTAGACTCGTAATAACCGCGGGGCCTATCGAAAACCGCCTTCAGGGTCGGGCGGTTAAGCGGACAAATCGTTACCGGAATGCTCGCCCTTCGGAGTATCGAATGGCTTAGGACGTGATATGCGAGTTTTTCATGCTCGTCATATCCGATGAAGACTCTAAGAATAACTCTCTCCAGTTTATTGGCGTCGGATGGTTCCCGATCATTACCCCGTGATCGTGGACGTAATCCGCATTGGGTAGGTCTGGCGCTTCGTAGTCGAAATACTTGATGACCGGATGCCGGGTGAAATTCCCCGAGATCACTGGGCGGTACTCGATGCCTTCGAGATTCGCCTTTAAGGCTTCGATATCGTCAGACAGAAGCGCGAACCCGTACCAGGAGGACTTTCCAATCTCTTTTTGAGTGGGTAAAGGAAATGTCTCTGCGTTCTTTCGCCTCTGCCTGACGATCTCCGGCAGCTTCTTTAGCTGCTCTAAACCTACAGCCCCCATCATTTCGATGGGCCTGACGTTGTAACCTGGGAGAATAAAACGCCAGTTCTCTACTTTCTCGCCGAGCTGGTTATTTTCCGGCAAATGCCTTGTCCATCCATGACTCCTTAAACTCAGGAGCATGTGATAGAAATATTCATCATCGGTCGTCACCATTCCGCCTTCCATCGTGCAGATATGGTGCGAGAAAAACGTGGAGTGCGAGGACATCAAACCAAAGGTGCCAGTCCTTTTATTTCCGTACTCGGCCCCCATGGACTCGCAATTGTCCTCAAGAACCCTTACCCGCCTGGGAAATCCTTTGAACTCGTTCGGATTCCCCAAAACGTTAATAGCGAGGCACAGGTCTAGGCTGTCGTCTGCGTTTGCGTGCCATAGCTTCTCAAGATCGTAGTTAAGAGTCTCGCGGTCGATATCTACAAACCGCAGCTTCCATCCGTACTGATGGAAAGGGATATAACTCGTGGGCCAGCCTAGAGCTGGGACAGCGACAATCCCAGGTCCATAGCGAATCGTATAAGCGGCCACCATCAAAAGATTGGCCGACGACCCGGAGTTGACCATCACGCAATATTTCGAGCCGCAATAATCTGCGTAAGCCTTCTCGAAGTCCCGAACCTTAGCGCCCATCGTGTAGGAACCTGAATCCAGGACTTCGAGTACGGCTTTTCTCTCTTCTTCGCCCCAACTACTGTGCGAGAGCTTCATACCGGGTTATGTCTTCTTCGTCGCATTCCCCGGTCTGTACCTCGATCACGGTCAATTCTTCATCGCCGGCCGATAACTGGTGTTTCTCGCCTTGTGCGACGAAACGGTATTTATTCGACGCCGGGAATATCCAGTGCTCGCATCTCCTACCGTGACTTTGCAGGGATGTAGCTTTCCCAGGCATCAGCATCAGCCTCTTTACCTTGTACCCGGGACCTTCTGCCAATACTTCGTAATATCCCCAAAGCTTCTCTATCAGCGCGGAACTGCTTTGAGACTTTGCGCCCCCCATGTTCCATAGCAGATTAACCCCGAGTTCTTTGCAAAGAGAAAGTTCCGGGGTGTTCATGTCCGTCCTATCGCCACCCTTCGCAAAGGCGAAAGGCTTGAGTGTGCTAATCGCTTCCTTGACCGTCCCGTCGGAGTCGTCAACCGCATAAATATCCGAGACGCAGGACAAGCCTTTGAGGATTTCGCAGCGCTCCTCGTACCTCTGGAATACGAATCCCTTTTTTCTTCTCAGCCAGGCGTCCGAATTAAGAGCAACGATCACGCTTCCATACATAGCTGATTCCTGCAAATACCTCAAATGCCCGATATGCAGGGGATCGAACCCGCCAGAGACTAGGATAAGCGGGCCAACTCGCACAGAACCATCTCGCTAATCATGTCCTCGAAGCTGAGCGTTGTTTCCCAAAAAGACGACGTCCTCGCATCGCCGCAGAGATTTTCTACTTCTGTCGGCCGATAAAGTTTCGAGGAGACCTCTACATATCCAGACCAATCGCGAATGCCCACCACGCGAAAGGCAACATCCAGAAGCTCCCTAACTGACCTGGATTTCCCGGTGGCGAGGACGAAATCCCCGGGATCTCGCTGCATGATCTGCCACATTCCGAAGGTGAAATCTTCGGCGTGGCCCCAATCTCTAACGGCGTCGAGGTTTCCAAGTAGTAATTTCTCTTGAAGTCCGCGAGCGATTCGAGCCACAGCGATACAGACTTTGCGCGTGACAAAATCCTCTCCACGTCTCGGAGATTCGTGGTTAAAAAGGATTCCGTTGGATGCATGGAGTCCATACGCCTCCCGGTAATTCACCGTCAACCAGTAAGCCGCGGCCTTGCTTATGGCATAAGGGCTTCTCGGTCTGAACGGCGTTTTCTCATTCTGCGGAGCTGGAGAGTCCCCGAACATCTCGGAGCTCGAGGCTTGATAGAACTTGCCCCCATACTTCCTGACGCATTCAAGCAAATACAGGCACCCGAGCGTATTTGTTTGAATCGTCGCAGCAGGGACCTTGAAAGACTCTCCAACATGCGACATCGCCGCCAGGTTGTAGGTCTCATCCGGTCTTGCATCGGCGTAAATTCTGTCGAGGTTCAGAGGATCGGTTACATCCCCGCTTAGAACCTCAATGCCTTCAGGTATTTCTTCGCCTTGCGCTGAACGCCTTACCAAGCCAAAAACCAGATAGCCTTTTTCTAGGAGCAGCTTGGATAGATAAAAACCGTCCTGTCCGGTTACGCCGGTAATGAGGGCGCGCATCGGTGCTTGTCGCTGAACTTTCTGGCGCCCTTCAAATGCGTTAAATACCTCCCGACCTTAGACCCGACTATGACGTTTCCTACGCCTGAACCATCGGGAGTTAAGTTCCTACCAGGAATTCCCTGTCTCGCATAGTCGAAAGCGATGCAGTCGTGCCATCCTTTCAATTGACTGAATATCTTCCCGCTGGTGAAGTAGGAAAGATATTTAGACCTGAACTCCGCAAACTTCTCATGCTTCGTATTGAAGCCGAGAAATCCTGTTTCCGTGTAGGTCGCCTTGCGACCCAAGTAACAAAATGGCACATCGGAGAGCAAGGCTTCCATGAACTTCTCCGGCATCGGCTGTAGAGCGATGCAATCGGCGTCGATCCAGAAGACGTATTGGTCTTCATCGAAAACCGCATCCTGGGCGAAGACCTTGCGGCAGAACTTATTGGCGTCGTAACGGTAGTCGTAACCGTCAGGTCCAGTACCATCCGCCCCGGGTTGGCGTTTTAGCCTTTCCAGGTATTCACAGACTCCGGGAATCTCGCTGAAGTCTCGAAGGTCTATGCCTTCAATGTCGGGTTTCTGTTCGTAGAACGCGACTATCCTCCCAGGAAAGCACGTCTTCAGAGTTTCGAGGCATCTCTTTCCATACAGTTCGTAACCCGCTTGGGAAAATGTCGTGACTGCCAGCAAGGTCCCGGATCTCCGCATTGAAATGCGCCGCAAGGAACGGCAGCATTTGGTTTTCGACCTCCCAATCGTGGTCGGGATAATTTCCGTCCTTGTTCCACGGAGTCTCTACGGTCGATGAATACTTAATCGCTGGATTTAACAGCGTGTCAAAACCTGCCAGGTAAAGAACCTCTGGCTTGAATCTGTCCAAGGCTATGACGATCGCGCCCATGCCGGTAGAAACGTTGGGGTGACGACCTCCAAGCTCCAGGAAAAAGCAGTTCCATAGGTTCGTCAGGTCCAGGGGGATATAAACCTGTCCAACTTTTCGTTCAAGCCATGAAACAGAGGCTTGGTTATAGGTCCCATACTTGGGATATCCCCAGTATTCGGAAGCCTTCACCTTGTGCAAATGGTGTAAGACTTCGGTCGAGCTGCACATCACATCGGTCTTCTTGCCGTAATTTTGCGGCTCGGCGAGGAGGTAGGAGCAGTTCTTTAAACGGACCACCTTGTCGCAGGCGTCGATTTTCTTACCTAACCCAGCAGTCTTAAGACTCGGCCCGTGCCCTACTATGCAGACGTTCAAGATTTTGAGAGATAACGACGAAGACGCTTTTCACTTAGCTGCATAACTATTTCGTCTATTTTATTTTTTCTAAGATCGTAACTAAGTTTTGCGAATGGGTCTTGCAATTTCGTTTTTATCCCAGCCCACGTTATGAGAGCATCGCTCTGGCGTTTACTAGATGTCATTTGCCTTTTTCATATTCCTAAGCTGTTCTGCAACCCTTAAGTAGGATTCTTTTTCTGACGAAGCTGTCTCTGACGCCTTCTGTTCAAACCATATGGCGGCATCTTCAAAAGATTTGTTATAGAACGTTGTTTCCATAACCGCATTTATTTGCGATATTCCTCTGCGCAAGGCTTCTATTTCGTCTAGATGACGAGCGCGATCATCTTCTCTTAAATCGCGCTCGTCATCTAACTCAAAATACAATGAAGCATATTCTTCGAATTTTACCCACTTGCCCTTTTTGGACGGCCGAATGCGCCCCCTGCGAACGTCGTATCTTTCTATACTCATAAGAACTCCTAGATGCTCGCCTTAATCGGCGGCCTTGCTATCACTGCGGTAGAGGACTTCTCCGTTCCAATATTCTTTGTGAGCCGGAGGACTTCCTTTGACGCTGACATCTCGATACCACGGCATCGGGTCGATATAGCGCCAGCGGAATTGGTCCTCGATTCTAGAAGACCCTACCGGGGGCAAAATCACTTCGACCGGACAGCCAACGGCGCCGGCAAAGTGGACGATGGTCTGCGGAACCGTTATCACACGCTCAAGATTCGCCAGAATCCCGAGGATGTCCTCTACGTCCTCCCGCAAATCGCAGCCTGGAACCGTCAGGCCCTCGGTTTCGTAGGGCCACGCGTCATACTGAAGACAAACGGGATCTGCGACCCCCAGCTCCGCGGCTGGTAATTGGCCCGTTCTACCTCGCCAGGCAATTCCCGTCCGCCCCCTAAGACCTTTCCACTTATCCACCATCTCAGGCAACGGCCGCAAAAATGGCTTCCCCGGAAAATGGTGACGAGACTTTCGGAACAGCCGGGGCAGGTCTCCAACAGGGATAAAAGCGTCTTCAGGGCGTTTGCGGGTCAGGTAACGGATTACCGGGTCCCCGCGGTTGGTAATGTCCTCGCGAGCCTTACAGTCAATTCTCAATGACCTTTTGAACGGCTCGACCAATCGGGGATCACATTCATAAACGACTTTTGGAACCCGGACCATCACGTCGGGAATACAACTCCCGAACATGATCTCGTCCCCAATCCCTTGTTCTCCAAGGATCGCTATGGACTCGATCGGCTCAAGTCTCCAGCGTCTGTTTGGAATCTCCGGTGAGTAGGACCCCATCGCCCATTCGTTCCGGTATTCCCAGCCCGACCAGTCGGAAAAGTCATCACGAACCAGCCGGGCCACGCAGAATTGGAACATCAGGTCGCGGAAGTCTCCGTGACCGTCTTCTACCAGGCACTCGATCAGCTTGGCTTGGGGATAGTCGTTGACGTTCGCCCCAACCTCACGGCATGTCCGCTCGAATTTGGCTATCTTCTTCAGAAGCCGTTCGCGCTTTAACTGACTCCCCGACCCCCTGCTTACGACCTCGCGGAAGTCACGAAGGTAATCGGGCACGCCTTCTATACTCCCGCATCTTCTGGTTATAGCGTTCCCGATTAGCGCGCTGCCACAACACTTGCCGGCTCGCGGCCTTGTTCACTTCCGTAACGACATCTTGCGTAACGACAGGCGCCGTAACGACGCAGTCCTTGTGCTTCCACCTCTCACCAGGGAACCAGTAGTCGTGCCCCGCTGGACACTTCCTCAAATCAGCCAAAAAGCCTCCGAAAAATGGGGGGAGGGACATAGGTAAATCTCACCACCACGTTGGGGGGAGGCCCCAGCCCCGGAGCCGTCCTGCCCCTCCCATACCCTCCGCAACTGATTCACTATCAGCAGCGTATGCCCTAAATACAATGACTTACGCTGCCTTTGTGCAGATATCGTGTGTATTGTGCGCTGCGGGATCGGTGTCTGAGGGGGATACGAGCTGCGGCTTGATGCCCAGGCGCTCGATCAGGCCGGGATGCAGAGTAATGAGGGAGCGAACCTGCTCCACTATCTCTTCTTCGGACATTGACTCGTATTCGCTGACCTGGGTCTGCTCGACAGCCTGAAGTGAAGGCTTACCCTTGTCGATCAGAATCTTGGCGGCAGCAATCTGTGATTGGTCCATGACTACTTCTTTGCCGTCATCATCGGTCTCTGAGGCGGCGTAGGCGTAGAGACGTGCGGCAAGTTTCTCGGCGCGCATTTTGTCTCTTGTGGACTCATCATGCTTGGTGCGCTTGCCGGTGGTGAACTGATTGGCGCCGGTAGGCTTGGGAAGCCCTTGCTCCTCGGCGCGGGTGAATTGATTTGGCTGGCTCACGCTTACTTCTTGCCCTTCATGGTGTTTGCATTGGCCTTGCCTCTACCAAGCTGCTGCTTAACCCCGGACTTGGCTGAGCCTCCGAGGTCGGTATTGACTCCGCCCATGCTCAGGCTGTTGCGGGCGAAGGTGGCAGGGACAATACGTCCTTTACCCTGGGATTTGAGCTTGTCATAGTAGTGCTTTTCGGAACCGCCTTTGGACGCTGTCATCGCTTATCTCCGCTCCAAGCTGGTTGGGCAATGGGATTGTAGGGACTCAATGGATTCACAGGTCTTGCGGTGTCCATGACCGATCCGGTGTCGGTCTTGTCCGCTACAGTGATCTTGTAGGGCTGAGGATGCGGCATATCCGCCTTGCCCTTGACTGTCTTGGTCTGACCGTATGCCATAGTGACCTCGCATAAATGAAAACGGCCCGCCTTGTGAGCGAGCCGCGCAGATTTTGGGGACGAGTGTTCCCCCGAGGCGAACAATACATGAAATCATCTAGAAAGAATGGGTACCGTTTCACGTGGAGCCTTCACAGGATTCCCCAATGTCTCAACCCCACACCGATATGCCGCTTTGCTCGCTCCAGGACGATGTAATGAGGCTCCCGGGGAAAGCGATAAACAGAAAACAGGTAGCGATGATAGATGGCCGCTTGCTCGATTGGCGCGAGGTCGTTTATCAGCGCGTCCATAGTCCTCGCAACCCACGCATCCACCTGAGCCTCCCAATCCTCGATGTGGGTGAATTGTCCGCCTGTGGCGAATCCTAGAGCCTTGGAGGGGTAATCTAGATGGAGTTCAGGATGTCGCATCCATTCGCGCCAATTTGAAAGGTGCCATTCGACTCGTTCAGGGGTACCGAATTCGTCTTTCATGTTTCCCGAATTGTTATCCCGTGAACCGTCGCCATCAGGTGACGCTTGATTTTGTAGGCGCGGGTCGGCTCGCCTTTCTTGTCCTCCACCACTTCCTTTCCCGCCTCGATATATACGAAATCTGCCTTGAACCTCAAAGGTGGCCTCCACCTCTTTCCGAACTTGTACTTGGGGGCCAAGGTAAATATCACCTGGCGCTTCAAGTCCTGTATCTGACCGGCCTTTTCGAGCAACAGCAGTTCTTTCCATCGTGTCAGCTCCGCTTCGCTATCGAACCATCCCCATTCGCTTAGTACCCGCTTGTTCCCGTACTTCCTCTTACCAGCACACGCGGGCTTGCTTCCTTCCATCGTATGAGCCCTACCCGTGCCCATGCGCTTCTGCAGGGCTTGCAGCTCAAGCTCAGATCCGAGGCGAAAGACACCCTTCATTTCCCCGCCATCCACTCGACCACGTCCATTGCGGTTTCCAGGTTCATCTTGTGCAGCATCACAGCAAAGCCTTTGGGACCTAGGTTTTCTCGAGCTGCAGTCAGAGCGCCGGCACGATGGGTATAGTTGCTGCCGCGGCTTTTTGCATGTAGAACCCAACCGCCAATTTCTGCGTCTGAGGGGTCTTGTATTTCTGGTAGCGTCATGTGAAGTCCACCCAATATTCAGAAAAATGCTTACCGCCGCTCTCTATAGTTCTCGACTTTATTGGCCACCCAAGCCGCTTAAGCTGCCCACATCTCTGGCTCAACGCGTAGACTCCATAGCGCTGAATAGCCTGCAATACGCTCAAGCGCTCGCCACGATAGAACGCATCTAGCAGAGTCCTATGCTGTGTCCCTAGACGCGGCAGGATCGCGCCGGCATATTCAGGTTCATAGTCAAGGGCGAGCTGCATTTCGCCATCCTTTCTTGAAATGTGACGGGTTCTTAGCGCCGATCGGACGGCCCCGGGAAGTCAAACCCAACGCCTTCAGCTTCGCCCTTCGCTTCCTCGCCCACAGCTTGCTAATGAGCTTTTTGCGCTCCGGGTTTCTCGCACGCCATGCGCGATTCTGTTCAAGTTCCTTTTCTTTTGCGGCTAGGTATCGAGCCCGGCGTTTAGCCTTCTGCGCCTCCGCGTTCTTTGCATACCAAATCGCATGCGCTGCAGCAGCCTTTTGCCGGCGGCGCAAGTATCTGCGGCGCACTTCATCGAAAACCACAATGCGAACCTTGCCGCGTACCACAGGCGGACGTGCGGGCAGAAGAATCTCGGCGAGGTTCATTCGTCCTCCCAGCCCCACGCCCTCAACCATGAGGCCGGATAAGGAATGTATGCTCCGCCGTCACGCTGCCAGTCTGGTGAGCGAATACCAATCTCTATCGCTGCAATGAGCTGCTCGATCGGCGGCCTCAACTGTTCCGTCTGCTTCCATGCTTTAGAAGCGTCGCCTTTGTTCTTCTTCCGTGGATACACTTCCCAAAACAGGTCGAAGTCAGCTAGCTTCAGGTTCAACTCATTCAGAGCCACTACTTTTCCCATGTATCCCCCATAAGACAAGCCCGCCGGTGAAGGCGACTCTTTGCGCTGCATCCGTCTCTCACTTATCAGGGGGGCCAACGAGCGGGCCCGATACGCTTCTTCACCTACGGCTTCCCTGTTTCGCCGCTCGCGCTGGATCAGGCTACGAACGGAACCCCCGGCTTGTCAGTGAGGGGCGACGACCTTACGTTGTCGCACACGGTGTTTTCTCCCGAGCGGCCCATGCAGGCCCACTGCTTGCGGAGCGGGGTTCCTTCCCCGCCGTTATGCTGGTTGAAGTTGTTTGCTGTCTCGATACGCTTGAAGAGCATCAGCATGTTTCATGCGCGCCGCCGCCGACTTGCGGAGCTGTGCGATATTCCAGTCAAGATCAGCCTCGCTCAGAGCTTCGCGCGGGCGATAGATTGGCTGTTCCCCGTCCTTCACTCGAATTGGATATCTAGATTGCAGATGTCCAGAGAACATATCGCCTTGCGTAGCTTCGCTTTCATCAGCGTCTGGATCGAATCTGCGCGCCAGCATCACCCGCGACATTTGTTTGTAATGCTCGGTTGCCGCGTACTGAATATGAATGTCTTCGTCCCCTATGGCATATCGCTCGAAACATTTACTTGCGAGCAATGTCGGGGACAAATCAATGACGCCCTCGCTATCAGCGTTTAGGATGAATGCCCGAATTGTTTGGGAAATTTCTTCATGCGTGCTCATTCAATGTCTCCATAAAACGTTCAAAAAAAGCCGCCATCGTTGGGATGATTCGCTCCATGTCGGCACGCATCGTCTCGGTCATGGCGGCAAGTAATTCCTCTGGATCTTTCTGCGCGAAGTTATCGCGCTCGAAATCTCGCGCGCGCCCCCATATCCATAGTGAATCGTCAGGTAATTTAGGTTGCGGATCGCGAGCTTCGTTGATGATTCGAATAGTTGATGGTTTTCGGTCAGGATCGCGCAGCGCCGCCTCGAATTGCGCTTTCGGCACATTGGCGAGTTGCTGCCAGCGCGTTGCTTGGGTATCGCTGATTCCTGCGCTACGCTTCGCTTGCTGAAAATTGGATTCAGCCTGAACTGAATTTTTCTTTGGTCTCCCAGCTTCGCCACGCGCAAGTTCCGCTAGTAATTCTCCGCTTCGGCGCTCTCCCCGCAGACGCACATCTGCCGCCTTACGTTCCGCCTCGGTGTTCTTCGCCTGTCGCGCATAGGCTTCTAGCGCCATAGCCTTGTCGCGGATGTCCTTAACTTCGTCCACGCGATGGCACTCGGCAATTGCGTACACCATTGCATCGTATCTAATGAGTGCGGTTTCGCTCATCGCTTCGCTCTCATTGTGTAGACCTTCGCAGGGCCCTTCCCGGTTCTCTTTCGCACGCGCCTAGCAATGGCCGCTTGCAATAGCCGGGTTGCGGCTTCTTCTTCAGTGATTCCTTCGCGTTCGGCAATCTGCTTGGCAAGCTTCGCCTCTTCTTTCGAGAGCACCAAGTTGTCGTGGCCCACGCCGTAGACTTTTCGTGGCCCTATCGGGCCAATTGCAGGGCCATTTGTGGTTCTTCCTTCTCACGTCCCAATACGCCAACATCGCCGAATCCTGCTAACGCGAGTTTGGCTTGCTCCATGAACAGCTCACGCATCAAAGTAGATTTCTGCTGGCCGGTGTACTTCGCTACGGCCTCTAGCAGATCGTCCTCAACGTCGTTGAGACGGACCTTGATAACAACATCGCGGATCAATGAAGGATCGGAGTAGGACATGACTTACTCGGGGAAAATTTGCCAGCCTTCTGCTTCCCGCAAAAGCTCGGCTGGGCAAAACAAGCGCAGGGAGGAGGGACGCTCGTGCGAGAGGGAAATCATGCTGACTTCGCAATCGGGCGCGTTGCCCGAAGCTTGCCCTTCGTCACTAACTCGTATTGCGCCTGTCGCGGTTCTGGAATGCCACTCTCGCGCCACTCGGAAAGCGATGGTTGCTTCAGGCCCAGGGCCTCGGCGGCAGCCTTCTGCGTGCCGAAAAACTTGATTAGGTCGGCATAAGTCACGAACTATTATAGGCACACCTAATGGATGCGAGTCAAATTTTCTTTAGCCACACCTAAGTTGACCGGAAGCAAAATAGGCGTATGCTCGTTTACGACCCTAGCAAGATCGTCTCTCTCCGGGAGGGAAAGGGATGGAACCAGGCCGAACTCGCCCGGCGGGCGAAGCTTTCCCAACCCAGCGTGTGGGCGCTGGAAAAGGGAGTAACAAGGATGCCCAAGTTTGAAACCCTACACTCCATAGCACGCGCCTTGGCCGTGCCGATCCAGGACATCCTGGCGGCCCGGCCCAAGGGAAAAAGGGGCGAGGATTGGGACGCGCAGCTCACTGCGACCTACGACGCGCTGGACGATGGCAATAAGGCAACGCTTATGGCCCTCGCCCAAACCCTGCTGAACCAGCAAAAACGTCGGTAGTTCGACACCTGTAACCTCTTACAGGTTTTTCGGAAATCCCCTTACCTTTATAAAATATCTTAGGCACTCCTATTGACTTCGTGTTTAGGTGCGCCTATATTCCCTCCATACCGCCTAGCTTCTTAGGGCGCAACCGGAGGAGACGAAGATGATCCAGGTCTATGAAGTCCCGAACACGTTCACCCGCGACCTTCCGCTCGACGAACAGATCGCCCTCGGCATCAACGACTGGCGTGCCGAGTGCGGAGAGCAGGTCGCTTTCGGGCATACCCGCGAGGAGGCGTTGAACAACCTCAACCAGGCGGCCTAGCCCCTTCCGGGGCGCAACTAAAGGGATAGCGACATGGGCAAAGCCTTCGACTTCTTCAAGCAACTGGATTCCGAGACGCAGCAGACATTGACCCGCTACACCAACCGTCTGCTAGGTCTGGAGGACACCATCATCCTCGCCACTCCAGATTACATGGAAGCATCCGAATCTATCCTGTCTCCCATGCTTGCTGCTTTGCAGAAGCGTTACGAATTCGGCGAGCACCGGCAGGAATGGGCGGATGTGGAACGAGCAGCCGAAACGCTGCGGGTTGCCCTCATGAAAGCCGACCAAGCGGAGCAAGAATGATGGATACCACGACCTTAAAGGTAGGAGATAGCGTCGGCATTGGAGGCGGCGGTTTCCATAATGGGGTGTGCGAGATTCGAAAGGTCGTCAGGCGCACCGCCACACAAGTCACGCTCGACAATGGCACGCGGTGGAACAGCAATGGCCGCAGGATCGGGGAGCGCGGTTACTACCACGGCTTTCTGATGACCGAGCAAGAGGCCGTCGAGATAAACGAGGAAACCAAGAAGCGGATGGAGAGACAAGCCCTAGTCCGTAGTGTGCGCGGTCTTGAATTCGGCAACATTTCCGACGACGGGCTGCGGATGATGTTGACAGTAGCAAAGGACCACGCGCTATGAACCACCAATGCACTTTCTGCGACTGCCTGTTCCCCGCAGACGATCAGCACTGCCCGGCGTGCAAGGAACCGAATCCTCTGTGGGAGAAGCGCGAAGCTTTGAGGCTGGTGGAGGAGAACATGGGCGATGAGGCGGCTTGGACCGGGGTTCCTTCGAACATTTGAACGGAGTGAGCGATGAGCGATGAAAGCGTAGTGAAGCACTTGGAACAGCCTCAGGTCGGCACGCTGAAGCTGTCGGAGGCCATCCGGATCGGGTGCCCGGAAGTGAAAGAGAGTCGGCTATATACGGGATGTGCCTTGGCGGCTGGTTACTACGCAAAAACTGGGCGTCAGCTTGTGCATGATGTCCACGATTTGGGCTATGCCCACCATGTTGCCCAGGCGTTCGGGATTCCCACAGACGTGGCAATTGACGCCAGTCTCATGCATTTGCGAGGAGTGAATAGAGAGGGCGTCGCAGATTGGCTGGAAAGCCTCGGCTACTGATGAAGCGCCTGCCGCCCTCAGGTTATGTCACTGCCGACGAATCCAAAAAACCTGGATACCTCGCAAAGCGCATGGCTATCTACCGCGCGAAGGTCGAGGAGCAGAAGAAGAAGGACGACGCCGTAAAGGCTGAGCTGGCAAAGAAAGTGGCTAGGATCAAATGAATGAGATTGCCGACTTCCTAATCTGGCTTGCCGGTGCAATCGTGGTGTGGAATGTCCTTACCTTCGCGTTTCGCTGGATAACGGCATGAACGACGACGGGCCCGATTATTGGATGCAGCAACAGCTTGAACAGGAGCAATACGATGAACAAATCCGAATCGATCAAGGAACTGGCGGCGGCGCTCGCCGAGGCGCAATCAGACTTCCCGGCCATCCCTCGGGACAGGACAGTGACGGTCAAGACCAAGAGCGGGGCGACGTATCAATTCTCCTATGCGCCGCTGGATACCATCCTTGCGAACATCCGTCCGGCGATGAAGAAGAACGGCCTTGCCTTCCTGCAATCGGTGAACGGTGAAGCGTTGACCACGACCTTGCTCCATAAGTCGGGGGAGTGGATCACGTCCGATCCGCTGCCCATCAAGGTAGTAGAGGCCGGTTCGCAGGCGATGGGTTCGGCTATCACTTATGCCAAGCGCTATGCATTGACGGCATTGCTCGGGATCGTGACCGAGGAGGACGACGACGGCGCAGCCGCGGACGGACACGAGAGCAAGCCAGTGGAGAAAGCCAGGGTCACGCCGAACGCAGGGGCCGGCGAAGACCTGACTGCTTCCCAAAAGAGCCGCTGTTTGGACGTGTCAGTTGTCGTCCGCGACTTTCTCGCTGAAGGCAAGGAATGGAACGCCTTCGAGGAACTTGAACACGCCAAGCTAGACATGGGCGAAAAGCTCTATATCTGGTCGCTGTTCAATTCCAAGGAGCGCGCGGCTATTAAGCGGATGCAGGCGGCGCAGAACAAGAATGACGCTCGCAAGGAAGCTGCGCAGGTATGAGCCCCTTCACTCCCCTGCTGAAGCTCGCCGGCAAGATGCCGAAGTGGACTTCCCGCGCCGAGGAAGAAGCAAAGCGCATGAAGCGAGAGTATGACGCGCAGAAGAAGCGCGAATGGCGCAAGAAGAACGGGCGGCACTAAATGGATATCTACAAGCTGAACCCAATAAGCCGCCCCATCGCTATCGAGGCTGTGAAGTCCGCGCCTGAAGGCTACGTGGTCCGCGTGGACGAGCCCACCCGCACCTTGGACCAGAATTCCAAGCTCTGGCCCATGCTGAACGATATCGCTAAGCAAGTGATCTGGTACGGGCAAAGACTTCAGGATCACGAATGGAAGGACGTTTTCACCGCTGCGCTCGTAAAGGCGAAGGTTGTCCCCGGCCTGGACGGCGGTTTCGTGGTCTGCGGTCAGCATACGTCCACGATGGGCAAGCGCATGTTCTCCGACCTGATCGAGCTGATGTATGCCTTCGGGTCCGAGAAAGGCGTGAAATGGTCAGAGCCGGCGAAGAACATTTACGCGGAATACCGGAGGGCTGCATGAGCCCCGCCAAGCGCCATATGGAACGTGTTGCCTCAATCGGCTGCGTCGTTTGCCGCCGGCTGCATGGTTGCTACTCGCCTGCCGAGATTCACCACGTCGCAGAAGGCTCCGGGGTGCGCTCAGATTTCAGCGTGGCCGGTCTCTGTCCCGAGCACCACGACGAGCACCGCACCGGCTCGGGATTTCACGGCATGGGGACGGAGCGTTTCTGCAAGCTGTTCCGGGTCCCGGGCGAGAGCGAATACGGGCTCCTCGTATGGGTGAACGAGGATCTAGCGAAGTATGCAATGCGAAGCATCGCCGCGTGACTGATACGGCGAAGCTGAAACTACCGGTGGAAATGCGCAAGAGCAGGTCCAGAGCGCAGGGCGGAGTGTGGATTCTGACCTGCCGCTATTGCCCTTGGAGCGCCCTTACAGGCGACAAGCTCACGGCGCAGGAAGAGAAGGCGTCGCATACACGAACCTGCTACCACTACCTCAAGAGGCTGGGACTCAGATGAGCGCAAGTTGCACGGACACGCAGCGTATTGCTCGCCTAGAGCGGCGAGTCATCAACGCCGCGATGAAGCTCGCCGACGCTGGCGGCGGCTTCATCTTCAAGGACGACAGGACAGTCTCGGACGTTAGGCGCGCCATGACGCTTGAGACCGCCTGCGCGACGCTACGACTCGCCAAGGACCCCAAGGGGAAACAGCGTGCGTGACAGCTATACGCAGGAGCAGATCGAGGCGTGGAATGCCGCGCTCGAAAAAGCCGCTCGCGACCTGGACGAGGACCGCGAGTCCGAGGTCTGGATCGACCCGGTCGATCCCTCCCGGGTGCTCGACAGAAGCGCCAGGCGCATCCGTGGAATGAAGCTGAAAGCGCGTACCACTGCCACAAGCGGCTAATAGCGTGAATTACCTACTCGCGCGGTCGAGCACCTTCTTGATCCAGGCGGACAGGGTTTGCCCTACGCCGGCCGCCTTGCGCTCGTATCTGGCCTTGTCGTCCTTCCTGACGCGGATATGGATCTGCTCCTCCGCTGTCGGACCTTCGACAGGAGGCCGCCCCCTGCCCCGTTTCTGTGCATTCATGATCCGAATTGTAGTCTACACAAATAATCATTGCAATCTCTCCTTGGACATGATTTAATGTCTACACAGTTAAACAAGGAGGCCCCCATGAAAAGGCACTACAAGGTCGAAGAAGCAAGGCAGCAAGCGAAGCGGGCCATCGCCAAGAGGATCGAGGAACTTAAGGCCGAGATAAAGGCCAGGATGATGAAGGCCGAATCCGGCGCCGACTGGGCCGAGATTTGCAGCCTCGAAGTCCAACTAGTCGGCTTGGGCGGGGCGTACTAATGGACGCCATGTCCTTGCGCGACCACTTCGCTGCGGCGGCGCTCGTTGAATGCATCCGAGTGGCCGCCGATCAGACGGCTCCGGGCGCGCCCGCGCCCATGCTGGGCAAGATGTTCGAGAAAGCTGCAGCCTACGCTTACTTCGTGGCGGACGCGATGCTGAAAGAGCGTGATCGTACTTCATCGAGGAGCCCATCGTGAAGAAGAAACGGACCTTTGTGGATGCGCCCTACGGTAAGCGCTGCATGGCTGACATTACGCTCAAGGACGGCAGCATGGCGCAGTGCGGGCGCTACCGGAAGATCGGCATTCTGTGCCGCCAGCATCACAAGATCGCAAAGAAGCTCGGCCTCAAGCGGTGGCTGCCGTCATGAGTGATCGTACCCCATCGGACGCACAGATCCGGTCGCGCTTGGCCGACTATCTGCGCCGCTGTGCAGAAGATCATGGCAGGGTGTACCTGACCCCGAAGGATTTGCGCTACATCGCAAACGCGCTCGTGTCGGAGACGAGCACGCGCGAGGACCCGGGCATGGTCAAGCTGCTCACCAACCTCGTGGATCGCATGTACAAGATGAACCTCATGGCGATCCCGAGCCTGCGCGTCACGGAGCAGAACCCGGACAGCAACGATCCCATCGCGGCCTGGATGTCGGATGTGCGCTCCGTTCTTTATCGCAACAAACCCGTGCCTGATCTGGCGCGCGACCTCGGGAACATCAAATGAGCAACGGCGAACAGTCGCAGTCCGATAAGAACCGAGGCGTGATCGACACGACTCGATTTGCGACGGCACCGTGCTATCTGTGCGGCTATTCGGGGGCCGGATATTTTCAGCCTAAGACGCATCCGTGCGCGGTCGAATACCATCGCATCAACGATCTGATGGAGGCGCTGCGCGATCCGCTGATAGCGGCCGAGCGCGTGTTTAAGCTTGAACGCGAGCTGGCCGAGATGACGGAGGAGCGGGACACCTTTGCTGGGCAACTTGCTGATCGCGAATATGACGCTGAACTAGCGCCACCCTCTGCCGAACGCCCGAGCGTGCCGAACCCGTGCAGCATATGTGGAGTCCCGATCGTCGGATCGTTCATCGGCACAGGCGATGGGACCATGAAGGACGGCGGCAGCTTCGCGCACCCGGAATGCTACTGGCAGCGCATGGCTGAACAGGAGCGTGACGCGTGGCCGACGAAGGCCGATTACCTCGCGCTCTGCGAGGCAGACGGCAATATCCGAAGCGCCTGGGTCTTCCTACGCCGGCACATCGGCAACGATGTGATCCCTGGCTCGACGTTCGAGGCGCTGATCCGCGATATGGACGCCGCCTGCGAATGGTCGGCGCCAGCGCCAGCGCACCTATCCTCCAAACCTGCGCGTGACCCCGATACCGGCCAGCTTCGGGAGGACCTGGAGGCCGTCGCGGACCGCGTGTACGGACGCCTGTTCGATGCGCTGAAGAAGCGCGGCATCGCGCTGCCCGGCTGCGACGCGACCGACAAGGCGCTGGAGATAATCGAGCGATGGGCGCTGGAAGAGGCGTCGGCATCCCACGAACGGCAGAGCGAATACACACGCCTGCGCGCCTTGATCGAGAAGCGCATCGCCGGGCTGGGCGCAAGTTCGACCGACCCGGGAAACGGTCGGCAAGTCAGGCAGGACGCGGCGCTGGTGGCCTCAGAGCTTTCGGACACGCTCGCAGCCTTCGATGCCGGCGAACCAGCAACATCGTCCGCAAAACTCACTTCCGAAGGAGACCGCAATGGCTAAATCAGCGGGAAGGGCGCTCGTGGATGGACAGCGGGCAAAGGCATACCCGAAGCTTGTGGACGCGCTGAAGAAATCCACACCCGGCGGCTGTCAAGCGTTGGCACCGCAATCCCCGAATTACAACTCCGGGAAGGAGTGTGGGAAGTGCATCTATTGTCGGAACACTGCCCTGCTCCGCGAGTTGGGCGAGATCGACTAACCGACGATACGACGGTACGGAGGGCAGATGAAACGAGAATGGGCCGATCCGTTCGACGAATCGAAGTGGTCGAGCGTCATCATCAAGCCGAGCCTGTGGTGGCGCATCAAGGCGCTGTTTCGGCGGCCGACGATCATCTTTGCGTGGGGGCAGGATCGCTATACCCTGCGCGGCTTCGATGGCGAGACCTCTCTATCTGCCGGCGGATTGCCGACTGCGCTTCGTGACGAGATGGTGATTTACAAAGGGCTGCCAGCAGGCGACCGACCAACGGCGAATAACGCAGGTACAGCAGGAGGGGCCTCTAAATGAGCGACACGCCAGAGACCGACGCACTGCACGGCGAGATCATCGCCAAGATAGGCGTGCCGCATCCGGACAGCCCGTATCATCGCCTAATCGCGCTGGCCCGCTCGCTTGAATATCGCCTGCACGTAGCGATCGCTTGCGGGCAAGAAGCGGTGGAAATTGCGGAGCGTTTCGATTCCGTCATTCCGCCGAGCAGATAGACATGACGCTAGCTGATCGCCTGGACGAGCTGATCGAACAACACGGCGGACTCCGCGCCGCCGGTCGCGCGCTCGAGATCGACCCCGCCTATTTGCATCGGCTGTACGTCGGGGAGAAGGACGCGCCGAGCGCCAATGTCCTCCGCAAGCTCGGACTTCGGCGCGTCGTCTCGTATGTCCGCCGTTCTTCCACGACGGAGGCCAAATGACACTAGAGCAGATGCGCGCCTATATCGACCGCTTCGAGAAACTCGCTTTCGAGATGCGGGCGCCCAATCCGTTCACGCCGCGATTCGTGCAGCTTTGCGTTGAGGCGCGTCAACTGCTGAACGAGCGTCAGCAATACGTACAAGGCGATGATTCCAAGGACGCCGCGCGCTACCGCAAGCTCAAGACGTGCGTGGTCGCGCTCAGGTATAACGGCGACATCATCGCCGAATTGAGGGCCGGGGAGCGGTCGGACCTGGATGGCTCGTTTCTCGACGATGCCGTGGACCGCATGCCTTCCTGCATATCACCATCACCAATGAAGGGAGTCTGAAATGGGAAAGAGAAGCGGTTTCGACAAGAAGCAGACGAAGGCCGTGATGTCCGCTCTCGACGCGGCCACGAGGAAATACGGCCTGCCGCTGGTCAAGCACGCGGCGACGAAGTGGTGCAACGGCCAGCGCGACAAGGCGCGGCTGCTGAAGCAGCGGGCGGCCCTGGAAAAGCAGCTTGCCGAGGTCTCAACGAAGCTGCGTTAGCGCACCTACGACATACACGGAGGCTAGATGGGCGGCGGTCGTGGCAAAGGCGCAGGGACTGGACAGCCTCTCACATTTCGCTGTGCGAGCTGCAAAACCAAAGGGCGTTACATGGGTAGCAACTGGTATGCGAGCGGTCTTAGGAAATATCAGTTCACCGGCTTTAGCGGGCAACGCGGCAATTCCAAGTACGTCTATAGCTACACATGCCGCGATTGCAAGCATTCCGGCTGGAGCCGACACACGGGCGTGCAACGGGATTACGACAGGCGTCATAGTGGAGATCACGGAGGAGTGAAATGAGCTTGGATCAGGAAGCATTGGACCGCGCCAGTTTTGAGCTTCAACGTCACTTCGGGCGCGAAGGCAGCATCTACGGCATCAAGGCATGCGAAGAGATCGCTCGCATCGCCATCGTCGCTTACGGCGCTCAAGCGTCGCGACCGGAAGAAGGAACAGTAGCGGTCAGCCGCAAAGCGCTGGAATGGCTCGCGCGGCAGAAGCTCGAAAACGACGATGGCCACGATGCCTCCATAGCGATGGAGGCCGTCGCCTTCGCGCAGCGCTATATCAAGCCGCCCACTATGAACAGGGGGAGCTAGATGGAACGACTCAACGTGTATCTCGGAGACAGCGTCTATGCGACCTCGGACTACGGCCGCATTAAGCTCTATCTCGACAACGGCAATGGACCCCACACCACGATTTATCTTGAGCAGGAAGTCTACGACGCGCTCGTGAAGTTCGCGACTGAAATTGGCTTCGACGAGCGTCCCGCACCTCAGCAGGAACGCCCGTGAGGAATAGAAGCCCAATCGAGCGCGCCGTGGACAGGGCTTGCGGTATCCCAGACGACTGGGAGCCGCCAGCGCGGATTACGCTGCGGTGCCCGAAGTGCAAGAAAGAGAAGGACGCGGCGCTCGACCCTACCGATCCGCCAGGGACGGTGCTTGTCCTCACCCAGTGCCCGGAGTGCGTTGGTGGAGACTTCGGCACCGTGGACTACTTCGACAAGGACGGCAAGCAGATCATGGGGCCGTTCGCCGCAAACTCAGGGGATTCGAAATGAGCTGCGAGCAATACTGGCAGGTTTTCGAAACCACGTTAAAGACGGTCGGGCTTATCAGCGTTGGCGCGGTGCTCGGCTATTGCGTGTGTTGGTTGAAAGCGAGGATCTAATGGGCGCACCTACTCTAAAAACGCACTATTGGCTCATCGCCTATGTCTGGCGCCGCGCCGGGAACGCAGATTGGTCCCATGCGAACGAAGCGTTCAAAGGCACGCTCAGCGAGTGGTTCAAGGAGCAGCAGCAATACGAGCAGGAGTTCTACTTGACCAATGCGATCCCGATCGACAAGAAGCAATACGACTGGCTCAAGGAAAACGTGTGAGTGCGGACAACACGGAGACTAGATGGAAATTATCGTGAAGCGAAGAGGCGTAGAAATCGCGCGACTAGATTCGATGCAGCCGGTGCCGCAGCATATAGCGGACGAGTGCTACGTGCGAGGCGCCGATCTTGAGCACGTCGAAAAGAGAGGTTATACGTACTGGTACTGCTCGGGACTAGTAGAACTGGTCCCTGCAGTGGACCGAAAATGATGAGGGCCACTGCTTGCACAATGGCCCTCGGGTGTCACCAACCAGTCAGACGGGAGTTTAGCGCATGAGTGCCGGACGTGACAAGAAGGCCAGGACCGAAGAGCGCCGGATGCAGCGGGAGCGCGCGCTGCTAAAGCGCAAGGCCGTGAAGACCGCGCAGCTTGAGCGCCGCGCGGTCTATCTCGCTCGCAGGCGTGGACTAAAGGCGAAGAATCGACAATGCGCTTAGTCGGACAAACAGCGAACAACGCGGGATGCGGCGCGGGGAGCACCCCAGCTATGGGGCTCAATAAGCTCGCGCCGGAGGTCTCACAAAGCGGGAGTGACGCCCCGCCACCCGCACCACTATGCGCATGACCATCGACACGGAGGAATGAATGCCTAACTTCAGGAAGAAGCCGGTAGTGATCGAGGCCCGCCAATACACCGGGCACAACGATTTCGAAATCATGTCATGGGCTCATGCCGGTCTGCATGACCTCCATAACGCGATTATTTCGCGATCGCCTGGCGGTCTGAGCGTCCGCACGCTTGAGGACAAGGACAGCATCCCGTCTCACTTCGCATCGCCGGGCGACTGGATCATCAAGGGCGTGAAGGGCGAGTTCTACCCTTGCAAGCCTGACATCTTCGAAGCGACCTACGAGCCCGCGTGGGCTGGACCGTGCTGACCCTGCGACAAGTCTCTGTCCTGCTCAACAAATGCCCGGAGACCGTAAGGCGGCATGCCGAGGAATGGTTCGGGGTGAAGATCGGGCGGGATTGGGCGTTCCCGAACGACATAGAACGCCTGCTGCTAGAATCGAATCGGCGGGCGCTTGCTAAGGAGGATTCATGCTTTTCAAGCGCGGAAGTATCTGGCACGTCAATATCTCTAGGCGAGGCCAGAAGCCGATACGCTGCTCTGCTGAAACTACCGACAAAGAGAAGGCCCAGGAATTCCACGACAAGCTCGCAAGCGAAGCATGGAGAACAAGGAAGCTCGGAGAAAAGCCCAAAAGACGATGGGAGGAGGCTGTCGTTAGCTTCCTCGAACACGCGCGGAAACGCAGCCTAGGAGACGATGAGGATAAGCTGCGCTGGCTCGATTCGAGGCTTTCAGGTTATCCGCTTGAAGTTATTGCCGGGGTTGGGGATGAAGGGTTCTCGAAGAAGTGGGACGCCGTATTGACCGAAAAGAAGGCCGAAGGCGTGACCGATTCGACCCTGAACCGCTACACGGCGTTGGTAAGGAAGATCCTGCGGGACAATGGGCTCTACCCGAAGCTTCGGACGTACCAGGAACCGCGGCCTAGGGGAGACTTCCTAGTGAAGGAACTAGCCCTAGAAACGCTCAGGAAGGCCCCAGAGTGGGCCAAGGACCCGATGCTATTCGACTGGGCGATCGGCTCAAGGTGGGGCAACCTGTTAGGTCTGGAGTGGTCCTGGATCGACCTCCAGAGGCGAATCTGGAAGCCGAACCCGGAATTGTTCAAGAACGGGGAATGCCCGGAACTACCTCTGTCGGACTTCGCAATCAGCATTATACGCAGGCAGTTCGGCAAGCATCAGCAATACGTTTTCGTTCGGGATGGAGAGAGGATCACCTACGACGCCTGGCGCTGGATGTGGGACAAGATCAGACCCGTGGTGAACGGGAAGCCGATCACGTTCCACTCGGCGGGTAGAAAGACCTGGGCATCGTGGTTGCGTCAGAACGGGGTGAGTTGCGAGGACATCCAGGATGCAGGCGGCTGGAAAACGCTGTCGGTGGTCAAGGACACCTACGCTCACATTCAGCCCGAGCATTTGCAGCAGCACCTTGAGAAATTGGCCGGAACTCTGCACGAACTCGACACACACCAGCGGACGGAGTTGATCCAAGTGAGTGCCGGGAAAGGGATTTGAACCCATACGCCCTCGCGGGCGGCGGATTTTGAGTCCGGTGTATTTTATCGTAACCTATTGATCTACTTGTGAACCAGTCAGGCGCCCGCCAAATCGCTCCGACTCGGCTCCACTGTAGGCATAAATCCGTTAACACACAAATCCAGCACAGTCTCACTGCTTGGGCCCAGCGGCCCGTCTTTGAACCTCCCGGCATTCGCAATCCGGGTACTTACAAGCCTTCCCCACCCCAGCCAAGCATCGGATATATCTCGGGCGGAACGCCATCCGTTTCGGCTGGGTAGCCTGCCTCACTCCCTCAAGCCCTCTTTCTTTGATGCCCTTCCTTCTTCGGCTTCTAAGCTTTACATAGGACACGGCATGAGGTACTTGCGGTTTATGAAACGCGTCTTTTTCTCACCGCGGACCCTGACCGCAATCATCATTGGATCATTCCTATCTCCAACTAGGATCGCCCACCATGTCGCATCCCATAATGGGACGTGGCGGTATTTAGCAATCCCCGAGGAGCTAAGGCGTACCCTGCTGCCGGCGTCCCAATCCTTCACGGCTTCCTCGTGCTGATAGCTTGAATCGTATCGTCCTTGGTCCGGCTGTTTGCAGTCGAGCCGAAATAGAAGGAGACCACCATCCCCCACGAAGTCGAGAGCGAGCCGATCAGTAAGAGCAATTCAGGCGAACCCTTAGTATCCAGGTCTCCAGTGAGCATTCCGACCAAGATTCCGAAGAAGCCGAATGTGACCAAACCAGCCAACATGCCCGGGATCTTGCTCTTGGTCTCGGTCTGCATCCTGCGGGCGCTGTCCCTGTCTGCCCCAGCAATTCTCTCTAGGTCAACGTCTAGAGCCCTCATGTCCTTGGCGAACTGCTGGTCGGCCTGCTTGAGCTTCAGCATGTCCTCTTGCGTCGCCCCGGATAGAGCTTGCTCGACCTTCTCCTGTGTCGGTTCGTCAATTCCCAACGCGTTACCAATCGCCGTTACGGCCATGCCTGCAAGCGGACCTCCGAAGGCTGAGGCGAGGGTAGGAGCTATCGTCCGAAGCGCGGCTTTCCAGTCGTAGTTCATGGTGCAGGCTTCCAATGTTTCGGATGGACCTCGCGCTTCATCTTTTCCCCTCGGACTATGACCTCGATCAGCTCGGGATACTTCTTCGACTTCCCGATGTAAGCAGCGCGTAGGGCCTCGTTCCATCTTGGCTTACCGCGATAGTGGCGCAGGCCCTCCTCGGAGAGCTGTACCCAATGGCCCTCTTTGAATTCTTCTGTCATCTTCCCGTGTAAATCTCGCTTGGTTTAGGACCCACACCACCTATCGCTGCATGGTTGGTACGGCTAAAGTAGAACCCGACGATAAGAAACAACGAAGACGATAGAATCAGCGGGTATTCTGTTGTAGCGTTTGGGCCGGCAAAGCCGAGGCCCCTAGCAGCTCCGACAATGACATTGGCGAGAACGACCATCCCGGCGATGATCGCCTGCGTCCATTCCCAAATAAGGTTGATGCGTCGCTGTCCTGCGGTGGTTAAATCCTGCTGGGCCGTCGTCGTCGCAGGCACGGAATCGTCCATTTAAGCTATCCCGATGAACCGGAGAATGAAGAAGATCACCACCAGCGCCCCGACAAGCAGCAGGAAATACTTGAGCAGTTGCTTGCCAAGTGGCGGGATGAGCGGGGCCTTATCGATCAGGTAGAACAGAATGCCGAAGATGATCAGCAGTCCTATAATGATCACGACATCCCACACGATCGTCATTACGTTTACTGGACCGTGCGGACCAAGACCTCCCACTTGGGCCGCAAGGCAACTCGAAGCAAGCACGACAATCAGTGGGATGGAAAAGACAGCGAGTAGCGTTTTCTTCACGGTGATGCTCCTATTTAGGTAAGTACCCCTTCCAACCTAGCCAAGACAGCAGCGCAGCCAGAAACGTCCCAACGAGTAACAGAATCTTGCGTATCCCCGCCTTTCCGATCTCGGCGTAAAGTCGTTCCATCGCCTTCTCGGCTCCGAGTTCTGCGGCGGCATCAATGTAGTCCTTGACTTCTTGGGGGAATTTGTCTGGCTTTCTACGTTCATGTGATTGCTCTACCATGTGGCTCTCCTGTCGGGATTTTCCTGACGTGAGCCGGATAGAAAATAATGCTAGCGTCATGGTCCCGATGTGTCGGGAGGAGGGGGCCATCACGCTCGGGCTCACTGTTGTACGCAGTGACTCGGGGGCCGGTTCTAGACGCGGTCGCCCCTCTGCTTTTGCGTTCTAGAACGCGCGAAGGCTGACAGGATCGCCTTCATTTAGGGAGCTATGAACTAATGAAAACGACTATTGAATTCATGCGCTGGTATGTGCCCCGCTTTTGGAAGCGAGCGGGTGACGCCATTATTTCAGCCATGTTCCTCATCATTGCGTTCGTCATTTGGTTCTTCGGGTTCATGGGTTATTTTTAGCGAGACTCAAGCGCCGTCAGCCGCTTATGAAGCTCGATCACATAGAGCGTCAGTTCCTCCAGTTTTTCCAGGACGATATCGCTGCGCTCGAACATCCCGGCAGGGTCACGAGATACGCGCGGCAGATGCAATTTCTCGCGAACGAAAGCTTCCAGTGAGTCAAGCGGAACCGGCCCCGTGTAATCTTTCGCTCCAGGACTGTCGGCGAACCTGCTAATTTCGCCGGTGAATGCCTTCTCGAACACATAGTCGGGGTTGTTATAGGCGGTGTTGTTCTTGAACACATCGACCGCGACATTCAGCTTCCCGGTGCCTAGGAAACCACCGGTAGGCGCACCGATCTGAACGCCATTGCCGAAGTAAATCTGATCTACGGCAGCACCGGCAACGAGCGCTTGCAACGCGAATTGAACGTCCTCCGATCCTGCCGTCGCGTCGGCAATAATGGCGCGCATGGATGCGTATGTGACTCTGGATGCGGCGCTGTTACGACCGGAGAAGTTGAACACGCCGAGCACATCATTAACCGCTGGCGAAGCAGAATATCGATCTACCCAAAATGTCGGGCCACCGGAGCCGGTATCATCGGACACAAAGATTCCGAGATCGCCGTTGATGTTCATCACCGGATTGCCGTTGAGCTGTATCTTCGTCATATCCGACACGCGCACATTGTCGAATATGTTTCCCGAGCTGCCCGATTGAGCGATGATGTCGAATTCGCCGTTAGCGTATGACTGGATATTTGAAATGACGTTGTTGTTGTTCGAGGCTGCGTCTAGCCATATTCCATATTGCACGCCAGCCGTGCCCTTCGTTCCCGCCTTTACAGCCGTGATGTTACTAATGGCGTTGTACTGGCTCCCGACGACGACCCCGAATCCGGTCGTACCTGCTCCGATCACTTGGACGTTTGCGACAGTGCAGTTTACGGACTGCTGCAACTTGAATCCGCGCTCGGCAGTGTTTATTGATGTTACATCGGAGATATTGCAATACGACCCCATGACAATCGTTGGGCCAAACCCATACGATCCGACGGACTTGATGCAGCGTATCGTCGATGCAGTTTCGCGCCCTATCTGAAAATCCTGATCGACGATAGTGCCGCCGCCAGCTTGATAGAGCTCGATGTTGTCGTACTTATTTCTGTATCCTCGGAACGACTCGAAGCCCTTGCCCCAATTGTTGCCGGTGATGCGGATATCCTCGAACACACCGAACGCCACATCGTAGACCGCCACACCGACGCAAGCGGTTCCTGTCCATGCGCTGCCATCGATGTGAACATTTCTAAGCCCGACGTATGAGATTGGCGTCCACTTCGCTACGGTCTGCGCATTTGCTGCTGTAATGGTGAACGGCAGAGGCGTGTCGAGCGTCCATACGCTTCCTACCTCTGTAAGAATTCGTGCGGTTAGCAGCCATTGGATCGTGCCGGTATCTTCCATCACATGCAGATAGTCACCGGGAGCTGCATTGGCTACGCTTGCCACTGTGATAGCCCGAACGCCCCTGGCCGCATCGACTGTCACGTCTGTAGATGTGCCAAGTCCAGAACCTGCAAATTGGATAGCGAAATAGTTTGACGATCCAGTGGGCTTCAACGTCGATCCGCGGAAGTCGAGGATGACTCCATCACCATCAACCAGGAGCGAACCCGTGATCTTGTAGGTTTTTCCTGGCGTTCCATACACAATGCAATTCCCGAGCAGCTTGCCGGCGGCAATCGCCCTCTGCATTGCTACCGTGTCATCTATAGAGCCGTCTCCAATGGCCCCATAACTATCGAAACTGAGCATTACGGGCCCAGCGGCCTGCAACGTGAGATAACCATTGGGCGTGCTATTGGTTTGCAGCAACAAACCATCGCCCGGGAAGATACTTATGTTCGCAGCTACGCCGTTAATCGTGTTACCGGAAGTAACTCTACCGATGGTTTGCGGAAGTGGACTTGAGTTCTTGATGAAGACGCGATAGACGCTCGTCATCGTCACGGCATCACCAAGGAACACAGTTACCGCAGTCGAAACGTTGGGCGCAATTTCTACACAACGCAGATGATCACCGATGACTGTGTTATCGCTCGCCGTGATCTGGCGAACGGAGAAATTGGTATATGCAACGAGCCCAGCATTGATGGCGTCTATTTGCACATGCAGAGGGTCCGCAAGCTTGTTTTTATGCGTGGCCCAAGTAATAAGATTGGCCGCAACTTGGCTGCCATCATCGGGCGGCGGAGCTGAGTTATATCCGACTGCGCTTACAGTGCTGTACTGTTGTCCCATTTCATTCCTTAGAAATGAAAAACCCGCCGAAGCGGGTTCTAGAAGGTCGGTGAAACTACTGGCTTATGGTTTTTTATTAACAGAGTTGATGTAGGCGGAAAGTTCCGCCTTGAGGGCCTGATCTTTCGTTTCATTGAAAATCACGCCCAGCCTTCCCAATTGCGCTGTCATTTGCTCTGGCGTTGAGACCTTGGCGGATTTAGCTAGCCAGTCAACGACCTTTGGGCTTGTGAGCATCTTGGCCCCGATATTTGCCGAGGCCACCATTGAACCGGCAATGGTCAACGTCGCCGCCGCAGCTCCTACATTTCCAGTAGCCGCCATGCCGACAGCAGCGGGGACCGCTGCATATACGCTTCCGGCAGTCATAGCCTGACCCGTACCAGAAGGATTGCCGAATACGACTTTCCCAGCCCTGATGTCCTCAGAGACCTTGGCTATGGCGTCCAGTTTAGAACGCATTGCCGAGTCCGGGAAAAGCTGGGACTTCGCGCTGTCGTTTATTCGGTTCCAGTTGGTAAGGAATGTCTCAGAAGAAAACTTGTCTCCAGTTGCATCCTGTTGTCCGGGCGTGGCGCGACCCATCCGGTTGACAATCGCATCAGACACAATTTGCCGTTGATCATCGTCGAGGCTTCTGAACACTCGCCGAATCTTGTTGACTGAATCAACATTTGTCGGCGCAACACCCTTAAATATATCCTCGAATGTCTTTTTGTCACCGATAACTGAATTCAGAGTATTTTCTATTCTCTCCATCCCGGCCCTGGTGTAATTATTGGCGCGCTTCCATGTCTGCACAGCTTCAGGCCCGGCATTTTGCGCCGCCGCTCCAAGGTCATCACTAAGCGCTCCGTACAATGCCTTCCATTTGCTCTTAGGAACATCGCTCGCAATAGTCGAGTCGGAAATCTCCCTTCCGACTAATGTTCTTAATTTCTTGACGGCCTCGTAAGGCAGGTAACCGTCCATCAATGAGTTTGCGATTGTGGTTCGTGTTGCCGTCGGAAGCTCTTGAAGCATCGCCTTCTCAATAGGCGTAACTTGTGACACTGCCCCTGCTGCGGTT